GGAGCGCTGTGGTATTGGCGCGGGTTGCCGCTTGGCGGTTGATAATGCTCATTACTCAAACGGCACCATGTCGTAGGTGATCTTGCGGGATGGGATCTGAGCTTCTGTCGTGTCGATACCGTCCGAGATCACAATACTGACGCCGGAAAAGTCGCTGGAACCATTCTCGGCGATGCCGACCACACTTGTAAACACCGATGGCAAAATTTCTGCGGCCGTAAAATCGAACGAGAATTTGTACCTGTAGTTCACCACTGCGTCTTCCAGCAGGTCCACGAAAGTTGGCGTTCCGGGGAAGGTCAGGGTTACGGATAGTTTGCCGGCAGAGCGCTGCTGCACCATGTCCGAAACGTCGAACGGGGCGTAGCTGTAGCTGTTGGAGTTGTAAATGACGGTCTGGTCTACGTCGAAGTTTTGGTAGCGGGCCACCAAGACCGGGCTGCCTGAGGTGATGTTGTCGATCTGGAGGTAGACCTGTGGGCTGTAGGTCGTCATTACTGGGTGACCCCCGTGCGGCGGCGGGCTGCGGGGTTGTTCTGCAACATTCCCAGTGCCATATTCGCGCCCTTTCTAGCAGCTTCGCCAGTCGCTGACACCAGATCCCGTTGGGTGACGTAGTTGGTCCCGTCCATTTGCATGACAGGTCCGGTGGTGATATTGACTTGTGGGCTGACAGCACTTGTTCTTTTGCCTGCGCCAGATGCGCCATAACGGCTGAATATCGCAGTTCGATCTTCTTCCGTTCGATACTGCGGAGGAATAAATTGGTACAAGCCCATATTGCGTAGCTCTTCAGCGGCGGACTTCATTTCTTGTTCTCTTGCTGCTTTTTTCTCCATAGCCATATAGTCAAGAACTACCTCTTGTCTTGCGGCTAGATTGGCAAAAACAGCGCCTTGGCCAATACCTGTCCTACGATCTATTTCTTTAATTTGCTGCTCTGCTTTGGCTCTTAAAATAGGATTCTGGATATTGCTGGCTGTTAAATAACCACCTCCACCACCTCCACCACCTCCACCGCCTGCCCCGCTACTCGCAGCTGCGGCGCGTTCCATGGAGCCGGCGATTGCTCCAGCGGCTGCGGCGCTACCTTCAAGGTTCATCTTGAGGTTGGCAGCATTGACGGCGGCGTTGTAAACTGCGTCGGCAGCGCGATACTGTTCGTTAGCGACTGCTTGGCTTGTGGAGTAATTTTGCTGGGCAATGACTAGCGCCGAGCGTTGTGCTTCTAGGGCGCGGATGTGATCTTGTGTGAGCACTTTCTGTGCCCGTGCCAGGTTGACGACGGCTTGGAGTTCCCTGTATTTAACATCCGCCATCGCTAAAGCGATACGTTGTCGTTCTACTTCAGCAGCAATTTGAGCTCTAGTGGCTTGTAAAGTAATACCTGCATTTGCTATTTCTAGGTCGCGGATACGATCAAGTATGTCAAGACGTTCGCCCTGTGTTTCTGCTTGCGCCAGCTGATTTTGCAGGCTTTGAATCTCAAGGTTGTTAACAGTAAGCTGCGCCTGGCTGTAAGCGTCTATTACTTTTAAGTTATTGTTTAATGCGTTTACTGCTTGATTAGCCGCTTGGTTAAAGCGCTCTGTTTGGGCAGCGACTTCTGTAGCGAAAGCAGCTACTTGTTGCTGGCGACGTTCAACGTCGGCCATGGTTGCGGCAACTTCGCGTTCTTTTTGTGCTCGTTGAGTAACAACGCCGGCTATTTTTTGTGTAGTAGTTAAGTCTTTTTCTGCGACAAACACTTTGTCGATTGTTGCTTGTAGTTCAGCTTTTTTAGTTTCGGTAAGTTTCCCTGCAGCATCAAGATTCTTCATTTCTTCTTGCGCTGCAGTAGCTTTTGCTTGGGCGCCTTCTAGCGCTAACTTCGCGTTGATGACTGCAGTCTGCTGTTGACGTTGTACCAGCTGGTACTCTGCGTTTGCAGACTCAACTTTCTTTGCGGCAATTTTGTCGATAAGCGCGGACTGCTGATTAAGTGAAGTAGCAAACTCTAATTGTTTGGTGAGAATTGATGTGTCTAGCTGGATTTGCTTTTGTGCGGACGAAAGTTCGGCCTCGCGGAGTTTGGTGATTTGGGCTTGGATTTCGCGGCGGCGTTCTAGTGAGGCTGTTTGTGCCACTTCAGTGGCTTGGAAACCGGGGCTGGCTGTTTGTGCTTGCTGAGGACCGCCGAATTGACGGGCCATTTCTGCAACCTGTTCTCGTTTGGCTGCTTCGTTAAAGATATTTGCGCCTTGGAGGATTTCTTGCTCTCTACGCTTAAATTCTTTTTGTTGCTCTGGGGATAAGCGGTTAAATATCTCCTGTTGAGTTGCTGCTTCCCGGTTAGCGCCAGAACCTGCTTCAATAAATCTCGCTACCCAGTTAAGTAGATCAGCAAGTGGTCCAGCAAGAGCAGCTTGGATCTGCAGATTAAGCTCACTCCAAGCGCGGGTAAGACGATCCGCTGAAGCTGTTAAATCAAGCAGATCTTGAGAACCCTGAGTACCGATTATTTCGTTGTAACGTTTTTGTACAGCGGCGGTAGCTTCAATGTATTGGCCGGCGTCGATTAGGTTTTTGACGTATTTTTCTTGGGATGAAGATGCTAGTAGAGCGCGTTGCTCAATAATGCCAAAGTTGTCAATTGGTTTTTGAAGGGCTGCGCCAGCTTGGTTAGCGGATACTCCCAGCTGTTCCAGCTGACCGAAGATGGCAGATCCAAGAATCTGACCGCCGAATCCTGGTCCAGCAAATGAACCGAGTAGCCCACCTAATACTTGCCCTGGCCCACCGCCGAACAGCAATGGGAAACCTGCGCCGAGAGCTAAGTTTTCAAATAACTTACTTCTCTTAGCTGCGGCGGCTTCCAGTGCTTTGGGGCTGCCAGGTATATCTTCTCGCCCGCGTATTGGGGAGGTAGGTCCTCTAGGTGTTTTTTGTTTAGGACCTGTACCTAGGACTTTATCTACACGGGCAATAGCTTCTGCAAGCTGCTGAAATTCCGGGCTGGCTAAATCAACCAGCTTGATTAGATCGTTTAGTTCGGCTTGGTAAGCCTCTAAAGCGGCAATACTTTTAGGGACTTGACGTTCTTGAGCTAATAGCTCTGCTACTAAACCACCACCTCCTATTGTTTTACCTTCTTTTCCTCCGAAAGACAGCTCCTCTCTAAGAACACCTAGACGATTTCTTCCGAGGGTATTTGCAGCTACGGCTGCTTGCTGTGCGGCAACAGTAAATTCTCTAAATTGGCTCGTAGCAACATCAGAGTTTTCAGCTATCCGCTTAAAAGTTGCCGCTAATGCTGTGGTATTAGCTATCGTCCTATTAGTTGTAGTGCCAAACGCTTGTACGGCTTTTTCTGTGTTAATAAAGCTTTGTTTTAAGCTGTTTAGCTCTTTAGCGGCCGCGCCAAAACGATCTGCTAATTCTCCTCTGCCAGCTATCTTGCTAAGATTTAGCGGTTTTGTATTTATTTCTTTTACAAGGCGCTCTAGTTCTTGGACGCGGTTTAACACGCCATCAACCATGCCCGTGCCCGTTACACGAACATTGATTGAAGCGTCGTAACTTGCCACGTCTCAGTGCTCTCGTGCTGTGTAAAGTCTATCTTGCAAAAAAGCCGCCGGCTAGCGGCGGCGTTTGGCTTTGTCGTAGGCGGCTTTTTCCTCGTCCGCTTGGATCTTGAAGTAGACGTACCAGCCCATCAGCTCGGTGTCCGTCATCTTCTGCCGTAGCTCGGACAGCGTGTAGCCCAGTTTCTCGGCGACAAAAAACTGGATGCGGACGTAGCCGTCCTTCTTCAGCTGATCTTCAAGCGCTTTTGGTGTCGAGTTCTTCCGAGTCGTCGGTCAAAATCGCCAGCATCAACGACTGGAGATCCTTGTCCTTGACTTCGTTCTTCAACACGTCGATCTCGCCGCGCTTGAACAGCTTGGTGCCCGTCTCGTCGCAAGCCTTGTCGATCAGCAGTTGGAGTGCGAAGGCGGTGGCATCGTCAGACTTGGCTTGCTTTTGGGCGCGTTCGCGCTCGGCCATCGTCAGCGGGGCCACCCACATCTCAAATACGGAACCGTCGCTCAGTTCCACTTCTTTCTTTACAGGCTCCAGATTGGCTGCTTTGCGCAGGCGATCCAGGGCACTCAATGCAGTTGCGGCGGGCATAAAACTTGCAGCCTGTTACCGCAATAGTGTAGCGGAGTAGAAAAGAAAAACCCCAGCCCGGTGAGGGACTGGGGGTTGCTGAACTGACTGCTGTAGCAGGCTATCAGGACTTCGAGAGGTCGAAGGTGGGTGCAGAGCTGGGGCGGAAGGCGATTTCCACGCTCTGGCCGTCATCGGGGTTCACGGTGAGGCTGGCCGAAGTCAGAATCACAGGAACGGTGATCGAACGGCTGGTGGTGTCATCCACAGAGCCGCCGCTCACCACGCGGTCGATGTACAGCTTCATGGTCGCGCCAGCCTGGGAACGCTGGATCACGTCCTCGATCATCCGGTTGGACAGAGTGGTGTCGTCGTCGGTGGTGTACACCGTGGCGGAACCAGAGCCGTCGGCGAAGCCGGTGATGTAGCTGCGGAACGGGGCGTATTGACCGATGGTTTGGCCGATGGTCGTAACGTCGATTTCTGCGCGGGTGATCTCGAAGCTCCACTCGCGGACGGAACCCACAACAGCAGGAGCGGCGTAAGCCACTTGGAAAGCGTTGGGGGCAACGGCGGTGCCGTCGTCCGTGATAGTGATGGTGGAGCCGCCGGCGGTGGCGGACACTTGCAGTACACCAGTGCTGGCGGTGTAAGCAATCACGTAGTAAGTGGTGGCGGCAGTGATACCGGCGGGCAGGGTGCCAGTGCCGGTAGCGCCGGTTTCAGTGTTGACCACACTGAAGACAACGGGGTCGCCAACTTTGAGATTCAGGTAGGAAGCGACGGTGATTTCGTCGCCAGCAACGCCGACGGCGGATTCGCCGAAGGTGGCGGTGGTGCCAGCAGGGGAGTAGTACAGGGCGCCGGAGGTGCCCGACAGAACGGTTGCCATCGGTAGTTACCTATGGGTGGACAATGTTGCGGGCACAGCCCGGCTTAATACAGGTTAGCTCCAGTGCAGTTCAGTATTAAGAGATCACCTGCGCTTGGAATCCTGCCTCGATTCGTGAAATAAAGAACGGCGTAAATGCCCGGCGGGATTGCTGGTCTGGTGTGGTGCCGCCAAAGTTGGGGCTGAAGGTCGGACCTTCAATAGGACCAGTGCGGGCATACACGCCCGTGGCTGGTTTTGCGGTGGCGTTGATTGTTTGAATTACTGTTGTTGCAACGTCTACCAGTGTTTGGTTGCGGGCGGGGCCGCGATCTTTTGGTGTGTAAGTACGGACAACAATCACGCCACGGATATTGTCTGGGTTGGTTGTAAGTGCCAGCTCGGTGGTGAGGCCGAACTGGATGTTGACGTGGACAAACTCTTCCGCGCTATCCGCGTCGTCGTTCATCACGTTGTCGAAATAGACCGGCACCGCAGGCGACAAATTGTTGTACGCCGTCAAAAGCGGTGCCTCAAAAATGGCGCGAACAGCTTGGTAGTTCATTCGGGTTTAGCGAGCTTGACACCACGCTCTAGGGCTTTCTGCATTTTGCCTCCTTGAGCAAATGTCGGGTACCAGTCCAATGGAGCAGTGCTGCGTGAGTTACCGCTACCGCTAACTTCGCCGCGTTTTCCATTCTCAGGACGAGAACCTCGGGCAACCACATCACCTTGAGGTCCGTAACCTGGGTACTTAAAGTCTTCGCGTGGTACATCTACAAGATCCAGGGCTATAGCGGCATGAGGGGCTAAATTAGTGATAGTAAACTTTGTTTTTCGTTTAGCCTCACGTTTTGTTAGTGGCAGTTTTGGTATATCGGACAAAGAGTAAGGATATGCCCCAGTGCTAGATCCTCCTGACGCTGCATGGGCTACCCAACTGTCCTTAAATTCACCGCCCCAATCAGGTCCGGCTTCAGCTAATCCGTTCATTATTTCCTTTGCTGCATTTCTAGAAGCGTTGTTCAACCATGCGTAAGCATCGCGTTCTAGATCACGTAAACTTGCCATTACTGTGGCCTCAGCAAGATGGAA